ACACGCATCTCCAAGTGAACGAAACGGTTTGCCAGCGGAGCAGGCATACGATAAGTAACGCCCTTGTCAGCTTCACGGTTACCTGCGGCAACAATCAACACATTGTCAGGCAAGTTATAAGTACCAACACGGCGGTTCAAAACCAACTGATAAGCCGCGGCCTGAACAGCAGGAGCCGCAGAGTTCATTTCATCCATGAACAGGATAATGTTTTTATGCTTACTTGCCAAAGTAGCATCAGGCAATTCGATAGGAGGAGCCCATGCCATAGTAGAACTATTGGCATCAAAGTAAGGGATACCTTTAATATCGGTAGGTTCCCACAAGCTCAAACGGATATCAATAACGTGGGCTTCGAGTTCCTCACCCAGTTGTTTGACAATGTCCGATTTACCAATACCGGGAGGACCCCAAAGGAAAACGGGACGCTGTGCCTTGAAAGCACGACGAAGGGACTTTTTAGCGGCTTTCGGGCCAACGGTGCGAGAAACAATCTCAGTCATTTATAACTCCAGTGTTGAAAATTTGTTGATAGAACTAAGTGTCTATGTGAGTATTATAAAGCAGAAACGTCTCGGCGTCAATAGGTTTTTTAGTCTTTTTGCTCGTTTTGAGCATCCTTTTTTCGGGCATTCATAGCTTTGACAAGCCCATATTTACGGATATCGTCCGAAAACATGTATAGCTCAAAAGCCTTTTTCTCAGAAAAAACGGTTAAACTTTGGTTAGTCAATAAGTACGGGCAGTCCAAAAATTGATCAAAGAAAATAACAATTTGGGGACTTAGCTCAATTCTGTCCGTAAATGGGATTTCATATTCTTGTAGTTTGACTTCGTCTACAAGGAATTCATAGCCTTCCAAACTTAGGCGTAATCCGCCTTCATCTTTGCTACGCTTACTCAGCCAAATTTTGTTCATATGTAGCTTTACATTGGCCTCATCCGTGCTACGGCCTAGTTCTTGTAAAAAGATCCTTGTGTAAAGCTCTCGCGAAATCATTTAACTATTTCGCCAGCGGTTAACTTAACAACTTGAAAGTCGTCTGTACCGAACATTTGATTAAGTTTCTTAGCCAAATTAATAGCATGGCCAGGGTTGCTAAAACTTACTTTTTTGTATTTTGGTCCAGGATAACTTGTAAGACTGTTAAAGCTCTTAAGATTGAAAGGTTCGTTTTTGTAGAATACTGCCCAAATAGCATCAGATTCTAAAACTTGTTCGGTTTTATAAGTCTTTTTGTTAGTGTATTCTAGTAAAACTTTTGGCTTTGGTCTACTCATATGCGTCCTTTAAGTACGCATATATTTATCCTTATTTGTCGGAGAAACCGCCGCCGTCCATTCGAATGGTAATTTCGCCATTACCTGTTGCTGATTGTTCTTGTATTTTAGACAATAGTGTGTCGTAATCTTCAATCAAACGTGCGGTAATTTCGCCTATAGCCAAGGCAAGTATCTTGGCTGTTTTCATATCCATTTTAATTTCTTTTTGTTGTGCTAATTCTGCGGCTTTAACTTGCTGTAAGAATTGCTGTAAAGGTATAGTATTAAGTGGATTTGACATTTGTTAGAACCTGTTTCATTTCAATTTCTGTTTTGAACGGTCCACGATTCTCGTATCGTTCAATAGTAATTAGTTTAGGGCAAAAACTACGCACCCAACCTTTTTCAAATTTAATAGCATAGTAACCAGCACAATAAAGGCTCTTACTCACTGGACTCTTTGTAAAGAGCGGTAGTTTTTTCTGTACATTAAACAGTGGATTGTAAGGATGACAACTAGTAGGATACCCGTGTACATCTCTACCTTCTTCTTTATCACTAATAGTAGTTTTAATTTTACCACTGAAGAAGTCTTTTCCAAATGCTTTAATTAGTTCTTCTTTCTTACCGAAGAAACTGCTACCATCTTTACTGCTTAACATATACTTGTTATTTTCTTTTTTATGTAATGTACCAATCTTCTCGCCATCTTCTTCGACGATCCAAAATTTTCCATCTACAATAGGTTTGGCTTTAATATTCATGGTTTATATTTTGCTTGAAAAGGTTCAGCATATAGCTGAATACTGTCTGCTATACGTTTCATATCGTATAAATTACAGAATTTAAGTAAGCGAATACCAACTTGATCCACTGATTTAGGTACAGCGTTAGTTGTAATCGTTTCTTGAATAAGTTCTTTAATATTATCGGGCTGTGCGCTAAGGTCGATTAAAATCTTATTACGATTGTAATCGTCTAGCACACGATGTTCTTTACCTTCGTGGTCAACCCATCTCTGAAGCATGAGATTGTTCCACGCATAGCCTTTGGACTTACGGTCTTCGAACGCTTCAGTAAGACCCACTTTGTTTTTTGTGCCTTTAACACGCACACCTGGATACGCCGAGAAGACATTATCACTGGTATCACCACGCATACACTTCTCGAACAAGAGCCATTCTGGGTTTGGAACGTCTTTTGCTTCGCCTGTTTTCTTATCTTTGACAAGTTTACCTTTGGCATCAAAGATTCCTTCGTGTGTAATATGATGTTCTTGTACGCCATTATATTGACTGACGTTAGGAGCAATTAATTGGTAAAAATCGCTGTCTGTCGAAATGATTACATGTTTGTCATTTGGGTGTGATTGGATGAAACCAGCAATGAGATCGTCTGCTTCTAGTTGCGGGTGACGTAAAACTGTACAGTTAGTTTTTTCTATGATGAATTCTTTGAATGTATCGAACGTTTCCCAGAACAACTTGTCCTCTTCCATCTCTTTAACTGTCATGGCCGCACGAGTTTCTGCTCGATTAGCCTTGTAAGGAGTATAAAAGTCCTTACGCCAGCTTCGACCTTCGAGGCAGAACACTACATGACTGCCGCCAAAGTCTTGCCAAGCCTTTTTGATACTGTTAAAGGTAATGTGTAGTGCCATGCCGAGCTTAATGTCAGCATCTCCACGGATAACGTGTCTAGCACGGAAGAAAGTATTAGCTGTATCAACTAAAATATATGTCATGAAACTTCGCTTTTGCCTTTGCTGATAGGCGTTACGTTAATATAACCCGCACCTCTTGTAGGATCTACGCCTTCTTCTTCAAACATATTTCTTACAATGTCACGGAACCAACGGTCTACGATTTCTTCGTCGGGATCTCCGTCGTAACCATATCCATTTTGTTTCAATTGTAACACAAAGTATTCATTCCAGTCAAGCTCAAAGAAGCCATTTCTAATGTTATCTTTATTGACATGGGTATCCAAAACAGCCACCCAAGGTTCTCTTTTAGCAGTAGCACGTTCTTTTGGAGTCATCTTAGCTTCTAACTCAGCCGCTTTGGCAGCTTCAGCGGCTTGTACAGCCTCCTCAGCTTTCTTTTCGGTTTCTGCTATTAGCGTTTGAGTTTGTTCAAGTTTTTCTTCTAACTTGTCCAAACCTACTAGTTTTTTGAAAATATTTTTCATTAAGTTCCCCACTCGTTTTTAAATAGCGGAACCTGTAATCTATCACTGTATCTCAATCCGTGTTTCATAGCAAGTTCTGCTACTTTACGATTATTTAGTGTGTACACAGACTCTACTCCGCCCACCGGCATTAAGTATACTGGTCCTTCAAACCCTTCTGCTCTGTAAATGTCTACAGTTTCTAATGCTTCTTCGGCATCTTCTTCTGTAGTAATTACAAACTTAAGATATGTATAGCCCACTTCTTGATAGCTACACACAACATCTGGACGAATAGCCTCGTGTCGTGCCTCTCCTGAACAGCTCAGTTTCGCACTTACGCTGAAGGTAATCTCGCGATCAATAAAGCCTTCATGTTTCCAACGCCATTTATCTAAATATTTTTTAAATGCTGGATCAAGTTCTTGAGTACCATTTGTTTCAAATGTAATCTCAGATAGCTTATCCATTTTGGGATGATCTAACAAGTCTGGATAAGCACGTTGCCAACCTAGCAAAGGCTCACCACCTGTAATTACGAGATGTTCGTCCCGCCATTCCTTGTAAGGTAGCGTATCCACAATAGCATCGGCAATCGAATCAGTAGAAAGAACGGGAGATAGATGCTTAAAGCGAGGATCCCAACTAGCGTAACTATCACAACCTGTAGACACCAAAGGTAACGATTCATACTTGGTGTAAAGATCTGGGTTAATGTTGTCAGCTTCATTGCTTAGTTCTCCTTTTGGCATGCCAAAACCTTGGCATTTAAAGTTACATCCAAATGTGCGTAAAAACACAGACGGGACGCCCATAAAGCGTCCTTCACCTTGTATGCTATAAAATAGTTCTGCGATTTTAATTTTGCTCATAGATAGTTGACCAGATTTTTAATTTTTCTTTCTTAGCTTCTGCGGCACGTTCAATATTAGCCCAGCTAACAATATCCATTTCTTGTAAAATTTCAATCATAGCATACAGATCGCCAAGTTCTTCTTCAAGATGTTCTCTGTTAGTTTTAGGCTTGCCTGGCTTGTAATTATCTAAGCCAAAGCGACTAATTTTACTGATAGCTTGAATAACTTCAGCACATTCTTCTTGAGTAATGTCAAGAACTTCTTTTACTTGCTTGTTCATTTTTTAATTCCTCTACATCCTTTACAGCTGATTGTAACACAGATGCGTAATTAAGAGCAACCTGTTTATCCATCATAATACAAGTTTCAAAATCAGCATAACCTTTGGTTAACAATTTCCAAATATGTGTCCAACGTGACTTAGACCAAAAATTAGTTCTAGTCATTGTATAAATGGTTACAATCACTCCTGTGTCTTCGGCTTCGATATCAATAGTGTGAGTACAATCGTCGTTGCCACATTCGCATACGGCTTTGTACATTTTAGATGTACCCCACTCGTTAACTACGAGAACACCCTTAGCTGGCGTCTGTGCTTTCATCTTTTTCCTTCTTATATTCCTGGAATGAAGCAGAAATACTATCCCATACTGCCCATTTAAATAACCAAGATAGTAAACTGGTTAAGCCTACTACTAAAATAAGAGCTCCTAGCAAACCAGGCATAACAAAACCCAGGACAATCATAATCATGCTAACAGCATAGATACGTTGCCACATTTCCCATTTACGCCACTGCCAGCCTAAAAAATCTAAAACTTCTTTCATTGCTTGAATAACTCCAAGTTAATAATTTTAGCAACACGTTCTCCTACATCTTCACCTGATGGGATAACATACGTTTGAGTCTCGTGTCGATCTTTACGTTCGTCGTAATGCCTTACATTAAGGATACGTCCACCGACTGCTGAACTTAATTCAAAAGTAATACGGTTCTCTCCTTCAGGACGACCGCGATCTATCTGTGCACCGACTAGTGTATTCATTCTTTTTTCCTTTACGCTTACGTAATTGCCTTCAGATTCAAATCTATCTCTATTGTCCCAAGCCTTTTTGGCCTGCTTATAAAACCATTCGTCAAACCATTTCATATCAATCTTCCTTTGGAAATTCAGTACTAAAAGGCCAAGATGTTCTTGGATCAGGACGTGGCTTTAATTTAATATTTTCTTCAATAACTGTACCATCATCTTCGCACAAGTCTACTTGATATGGACCGTAGATGTGTACTGCGGCATCTTCTTCTTGCCAATCGTGTTCACCGTCATAAAGCCATCCGGCACCGCCTTCGTAATATGCTTCGCGAATTTCTTCTTGTTCTTCTTCGCTGATGTCATCACTGAATTCAAAGTCAATGCTAATACTATCGTCGAACTCACAGCCCCAACCGCAATCTGTTTTAGCGTATGCGACTTCGTCGCCTTCCCATGGAAGGTTACAATCCATATCGCCTTCGACAAATCCTTGTCCCCAACGATATGTTTCATCTAGATTAAACCAGCTAATAGATCCGTCCGCATTTTCGCGGAACATTTCTACGTGATAAACAATGCTTTTCTTTTCAAGCGGTACAATACGATATACTCTCATAATTACCTCGGAGCGAACTCTTGTTGTAGTTTAATGTTGTCAAAGAACTCTTTCTTAGCGCCAGGATCTTCTTTAAAAGAACCTTTTAGTACCGTAGTCTGTGTTAAACTAGAGTGTGCCATAATGCCACGATTCTCACAGCATCCGTGTACTGCTTGAATATAAACGCCTAAGTTTTTTGCGCCTGTTGCTTTTTCGATTTCCCGAGCAATGTCATTGCAAAGTTCCTCCTGGAGAGTACCTCGTCTCGCACACCACTGCGCGATGCGTGTGTACTTAGAGAGCCCGATGAGCTTGGAGGCAGCAATAATACCAATATAAGCAACGCCAGTAACGGGCTGGTGATGATGACTACACATGCTACGAAGCTCAGACCTAACCACGAGCATACCTTCGTAGCGGTCCTGCGAGTCGTTTGGAAATGCGGTTGCGTCTGGTGCTGGTTCATATCTTCCTGCCATTATTTCGTTAAAATACATTTTAGCAAGGCGTCGAGCTGTGCCTTTACTATTAGGATCTGTTTCTCTATCAATAAGCAAACGATCTAGCACTAGTTCAAATGCCTCTGTTGCTTCGTCGATTAGTTTTTCTTTAAAGTCTTCAGTGACATACTCGCTAATATTGTCACCTGCCCAGAAACGTTTATTGTCACGTTTCATTTTAAAGCGAAGGTGATCTCCTAGATAAGCTTCTTGATATCCACCATCGCCTGCCATAGCATCTAATGCTGTTTCTTTTTTAATGTACACTTCTTTTTTCAAAGGAACATATTCGTCCTTTTTAAAGTCAGGTTTAGTGTTTCCACTAATAATAGGATCTTCTTTAAATTCTGCGGTCAATTTTATTCTCCGAATGTTTATAGTATACAGTATTATTTAGGTTCGCGCAATCTAAATAGAGTATTTTTCTTAACTGCTTCTTTCAAAACATTAAGACTTATATTTAGGTTATCAGCATAATGAATTAACGCACAAGTATCTTTTGGAAAACACATACCACCAAAGCCATAGTACCCATCGGGACCTGGTACTCGTGTATGGCTTTGTCCTATTCGATTATCGTATGTTAGTAGAAGTTCTATTTGACGCCAGTCGTATCCATTGTGCTCGGCTATCGCGGCCATTTCATTCATAAAGACAACTTTTGTAGCTAAGAACGAATTGATAGTGTATTTGACCAAAGACGCTTCGCCGATTGAACAAAAAGAAACTCTAGCTTCTTTTTTGGTATATCTTATAATCTTAGCGGCTTCGTTTTGGTAAGCAAGTACTTTGCCTCCTACAATAGCCCAGTTTTCTTTAGCGTAGTCTTGTATAGCATTTGCCGCAGTTAGAAACTCGGGAACATACACTAAGTTATCGTATTGTTCTTGTAATCGCTCATACACATCGGGAGGAGCAGTTACTTTGCTTATAATAACGCCTTTGTAATCTTTTAGATTTGCTAAAACATTTTCTAAGATAGTTGTATTACAGCTACCGTCATTGTTCATGGGACTAGGAACGCAAACGAATATTCCTTCGCATTCCTTTAAATTTTCGTATGTGCTATTGTAATTTTTCTCAGGATTAGTATCTAATAATTCTAATTGAAAATCTTCGTAATTAGCGCGAATTGCTTCGCCTACAAATCCTACTCCTATAATTCCAATCTTTGGAAAACTAAAATCAAACATTGCTTGTCTCACTTAATGATATCCATCCTCTTCTGTATAAAACATCCAACGTCCTTCTTTAGAATTCCAGTGACGATTGTCATAAAATGTAAAATTAATTTTGTAACCTAAAAGGCCTAGCTCAAGTTCAACACCTGCGTGATCGCAACGAGTAGTAAAATTAAACTCAATGCGAAACAATTCTTCGCATTTCATAAACTGAATTTCCCAGAACTTATTCTTGAACGGAGTACTACCAGCCCAATGTTTGATCCCTTCCCAACGATTCCACCAGAGAGGGTTACGTAAATTGATATTAAAATAAATCATGTTGTTGTTAATTTACCTGCTCTTAACTTACGACATTGTTCTTTAACTTCGACTGGATAGTCTGGACTGATTTCTGCTATTGAGCAATCGTATCTAATAACACGAGGTTCATCTACTAGATAAAAACCTACAGTCATAGTAATAAGTAACACAACAGCAAAAATAGCTTCTTTCAACATTCAATGTCTCCCTCGTATCTTGGAATCATATGTACGTGAGGATAGTTAATACCTTGTCCGGCAACTGATCCTACACTTTGTACTATATTGAATCCTGTCCAACGTTTT